AAATGCTGGCACTCATGGAAGAGCCGGAATAAATACGTTATATGTCCTAAATGCAAGGGAAAAGAAATTGACATTGAAGAAGATATATTATTAAGTGAGTAAAATCATGAAAGAACAAAATTATTTAGATGAATTAAGTGATAATTTTGTAATATTTCGGAAAAAAAGTAAAAGAAAGTCAAAGAATTATCCTATGCCTGAATATAATACTCAAGGGCTTACAGGATTTTATTTTGAATCCGATAAATCATTTAGAGAAAGAATTTTAAAACTAAACAAAATATAGTAAATGTATAACTATGGATGAAGTAAAAGAATTATCTGATAAACATAAACTATTTGTAGCTGAATATGTTAAAAATAATTGTAATGGGATGAAGGCTTATAAGGCTGTTTATGATGTTGATAATAATACCGCAAAGGTAAATGCCTGTAAATTACTAACTGACACTAACATTAAGGCTGCTGTAAATAAAGAAATAGAAAGAATCCTTGCTGATAAAACAGAATTGACATTACAGGTAATTAACGAATATAAGAAGATAGCTTTTTCGGATATGGCAGAATATATTGATCCTATAACTGGAGAAAATGTAATAGATGAAAATACAGAAACGGGAGTTATTGAAAGTATTCAATTTGATACTGTAAAAAAAGCTGATAGAGAAGATAAAACGGAATATCGGGAAAAATTTAAATTTAAGCTTTATAATAAACAAGCTGCTCTTGACTCAATTGCTAAATTAGTTATAGGGTTAAGTGAAAAACACGAAATAGAATTACCTGATTTTACAGATGCTACAAAGTCGCTAACTGACCTATTTAATAAAATTCATGGCCAAAATAACACAAACGGAAATTGAGACGTTTATTAAATATCCTCACATATTCGGGCAGTGGTTAGGATATGACCTATTGTCTGATATTCATAGTAAATGGATAATAGATTGCTGGACTACACAAAAAGATTATTCAATGCAGGCGCATAGAAATAGTTATAAAACTACTGCTGTTTTAGTTGTTGGTTGTGTATGGTGGCTTACTTTTTCCAATCCGAATGAAGTTATATTTATAATACGCAAAACGGAAGATGAGGCTTCAAGCGTAGTTAAAGAAATAAGACAGCATTTTGAATCTGAAAAATTACGTTATTTATATTATGATGTTTTAAATGTTAAAAAGATTGAAGGTAAACCCTGGGGTAATTTAAGTCTTACAATATCCACTAAAAATAAAATAACAAAAGAACCCTCTATATCCTGTATGGCTGTTACAAAAGGAATTACAGGATCACACGCTACAAAGATATTCACAGATGACATAATAACGCTTAAAGATAGAATATCAAAAGCAGAACGTAAAATAACAGATAACTTCGTTCGGGAATTAACCAATATTATTACAGTTGATGGCGTTACTGTAAATACCGGTACTCCGTGGCATCCCGAAGATTCATGGAGATTGCTTCCTGAGCCGGTTAAATATCCTGCCGGTTCGATTCAGATTAAAGGATTCACGCCTGAAAAACTTACAGAATATAAAAAGAAATTAGGGGCTTCTCTTTATTCTGCTAACTATGAATTAAAACACGTTGCTGATGAAAATAGAATATTTACCGATCCAAACTATAGAATATGGCCTGAACATATAAGAATAAGTAAAGCATGGCTTGATCCTGCTTATGATGGTGATTGTACAACGGCGTTATCAATGATTGCAATTGATATAAACGGTATTCCCTATGTCCGGGGGTGGATATGGCCTAAAAATGTAGTTGACATTTATCAGGACATTGTTAATAAATTATTGCAATATAGATGCGGCACTTTGTATGTAGAATCGAACGCAGATAAGGGGGCATCCAAAAGAGACATATCAAGATTATATCCTTCTGTTGTTGACCGTAATGAATCAATGAATAAACATGTTAAGATTATAGCATATCTTAAACACATGTGGACTGATTTATATTTTGCGGAAGATTGCCAACCTGATTACATGAATCAGATTTTAGATTATACAGAAGATGCTGATTTGAATGATGCGCCGGATAGTTTAGCGGCGTTAATTCGGGAAATGAAACTGGCAGGATCAAATATCATGGATAGGTTTTAAATTGTTATTGACAAAACATATAAATAATCTGACATAATATCGAGGTGAAATTATGAATTATGATATTGAAGAAATATTAAAAGATATGTGTTCCAGAATACAGACATTAGAAAAAAGATTAGATGCAATGTCTAATGGTAATATATTTAGAAGTAAAGAGATGAGAGAAGCAATACAAAAATTGATAGAAAAATATTCAAAAGAAAAGCAAATTAAAAATAAAGATTTATGGATAGAAATATATAAAAAATTCTCCACGGAGCGCAATGTTAATATATGGCACGAATCATTAAAAAGAGGAGTTTCAAAATTACAAACAATTGAAGATTTGGGATTATTAAATATATTTAGAGTTTATGTTGAAGATTATTTAGGGGAATCTGTAGAAGGTGAGTGGCAAAATGAATTGGATTAAATATCAAGGATTACCAGAAATAGATAAAAATATTATTAAGCCTCCTTTCGTAAAAACAAAATATAGATTATCTGAAAGGAATAGAAGCGAGAGATTATATAAATCAAAAAAATTACATAGAATGATGGCAGTATGTAAAAATAAAAAATTCGATGATGATCATATAGGTAGATTGAAATCTAATACTATTAGTGATACATATGTTATAGAGGCATTATGAACATAGCAAACGCATTTAAAAGACTTACGGGGCGTTTTGATGCTCTTGTAGATCCTGACACAGAACGAGGCGGGGCAGATGACAAGACCGTTCGACTACGCGGCAACCTCTCAATAAATTCTAATCTTTACAACCTCGGCTTATATTATAAAAACGGCTTTTTACAAAACATCATAGACCAACCAGCAGAAGACTGTACCAGGGAATGGATAAAAATTCGCACTACGCTTGATGACGAAGAAAAAGAAACAGACGAAGAAAAAGAAATATCTGAAATGGTCGAAGCGAGACTAAAGGAAATCGGACTTCAGCAGAAAATTACAGAGCTTGTACGTTATTCAAGGATGTTCGCAAAAGGTTCTTTTCTGTATTATGGAATAATCGGCGAGAACGTTCAGAACAAAGCAATACTTAATCAGCCACTACCCGAAGTAATTCAGTCAATAGACTTTATCAATGTAATAGACGATCCTGACAGAGTACAGCTACAAATTGATAATAAAACCGATCCCACAGTCAAGAATTACAATCAAGTACGATTCTTTATGAATGGATTCGAGATTCATCCTTCCCGCCTATCATGGTTGGTAAATTCATTCTTACCAATGCAGGAAAGCGGAATATCAGTTGTACAGACAGTAGAGGACGCAATCAAAGCGCAGGATTCGGCGTTATGGTCGGTATCTTCAATGCTTGCGGATATGGCACTAAAGATATTTAAGTCAGATGACATTGCCGGCCTATCAATAACGGAGAAAGCTAAGCTACTGGCAAAGATCAAGCATTTAACAAACACACAGTCAGTAATGGCACTTATGAAAGATGAGGACTTCCAGAAGTTAATCTGGAATGCCACAGGATTAAAAGACGTGTTTGAGTTTGTATTTGATAACTTGGGCGGTGTTGCAAGGATGCCACGTAGATTATTACTCGGACAGTCACATGGAATAGTGACTGGCGGAGAATTTGACACACTTAATTACTATGCCAACATAGCTAAAATACAGGAAAACCAGTTGAAGCCGATAATTCAGAAAGTCGTTGATATGGTCAAGATTGAGCAGCGGGGGCAGATATACCAGAAGTTAGGCGAGCAAGCAAGCGAAGTCAAGATAGATTTCACGTTTAATAATCTCTGGATACTTGATCCGAAAACCGAAGCCGACACAAATCATGTAAACGCACAGCGTGACCAGATCGATCAGATGATCGGTAAGACAAACGCAGCGGAATTGAGAACACTTGACGAGAGATACAAGGGGCTTGGTGAGTTCGTAATGGACAGGATAAATCTTGATCCTGCTAATTTAGAGTTACCTGAAGACTATAAAAAAGCACAAGACGCAAAAAAAGCCGAGGAGCTTAAAAAGAAGCAAGAAAATTTAAACAAATAGGAGAATTTATGGAACTATCAGAATTAAAGAATAAAGCGTTTGACATTAGGGCAGAGATTGACAAGATCGATGCCGGGATACAGAAAGCAAACGAACAGAAAGCAAAGTTAATCAATGAGTATAATCCGGTAGCACAGGAAATATTCAAACTTGAAAATGAAGCAAAGAAGAAATCAGAAGCAAAGCCAGGATTAAAATTAGCTGATGGTTATCAACCTGAAGACAATGAAGAAAAAGATAATCCACCGAAAAAAAAATAAAATATGAACAGCAGTTATCCTCTCCACATAGAGAAGCAGCAAGAACAAATATACGTCAATGCTATCTCTAAGCTATCAAGAGTAGTAAACAAGAAAGTCAAACAGGAATACAATAATCTTGACTCTGCTAAATTTGCCGAGATAGAAAATCAGATGTATGCAGAACTTACAAAGGTATATCTTACAACAGAATTTCTTACCACACAATTCAATAACGTTAATTATCTTCTTGACGCTTGGGTATATTCTAAGCTAAGAAACGAGATCAAGAAAGCATTACTGAAAAAGCCGAATAAGTTTTATAGTGTAATATTCCAGAAAGACGATCCTTTAATTCAAGACTTTATAAATGCTTATACCCGGTCAAACATAGAGCTTGTTCAAGCGTTAGGGAAGCAGTATATACCGGAGATAAGTCAGTTAGCCTCAAAGACGTTTCTGGAAGGCGGTAGCAGTAAAGACTTAGCTTATCAGATGTTAAAGTTTACGGATGAGAATAAGAATAAAGCGGCATTCTGGGGCAGGAACGAGCTTGGTTCTGCTTATGCTGAATTTACACAAGTAAGACAAACATCGGTCGGGATCAGGGAATATATATGGTCGACTGTAAAAGACAACAAAGTAAGAGATGCACATCAGGAACTCGAAGGACAGAAATTCAATTGGACGCAAGGGGCTGGACAGACAGGACTATTAACTGCGCCAGGGGCTAAGCATCCCGGAGATGATTACAACTGTCGGTGCAGTGCTGAACCAATCATAGAGGTATAATTAAATGAAAGAATATTATAAATCAGTTAAAAGCATATTAGAAAAAAAAACAGATAAAGAAAAAGTAGAATGGTTATTAAATAGATTTGATACATATAGAGAAGAAAAAGAAAAAAGATTTAAGCAAACAATTGAACTCCGTAATGGAGCTATGAAAAAAGAAATAAAATACTTAAATGAAAAGATAAAAGAATTAGAAATAAAAGAAAAAATTTATGCAAATATATTAACATATTATTTAAATACAAATAATGTTGTTCCAA